CTTTACCTTTTGTAAAGTATCAATTTTAAATCTATTGAATGTGTTTTTGAAAACTTTATCTAAAGACATTTCCACCTCTTTTATATTATACTAACGAAGTGTGTATTTTTCTCCTAGTCAGCCCAAATTTCAGGTAAAACATCTTCAAATGCTTCTTCACTTGAATCATATCGATTTAAATATATAACATTTTTACTTAGATATCCGTATTTAGGATGCCACCAAGTAATGATTTGTTTAGGTTTAGATATTAAATGAAGTCTATTTAAAGCATATTCGTCTCCACCTTTCATAGTTCCACATATAAATAACTCTCCTGTACCAATATCTATCTCATCTACTCTGTGGAAATGTCCCATCATAACAGTATCAAAATCATATCCTATTGGAGCAGCACTATCTATATTAAGTCTAGATACTTCTTCTTCTAAACCTTTCCTATATTGCAATACTCCTCTTAATTTAGCAGCTGAGTTATTCATTCCTACTAAACTTCCTGAACCACTTATAGAATCTCCGTGTAAAATAAGGAATTTTCTGTTTGCTGCTTCAAAGATATGAGCAAAACTTTTAGGTATTTCAAACTTTATATTCTTTTGATTTCTACAAAAAGTTGCTACCCATTGATACAACATGTAATCCCAATCTAAATATTTATCTTTAGCAGGTATCTTTCTAGTCATACGACCATGATTACCTACAACACAAGGAACTCTTATTTCTTCGTAGTGTGGAGCTAAATACATTAAAGCTTGAGCTATTAAATTGGCTCCTCTAATCATTTGACCTAGATTATTGTCTGCATTTGTTCTAGCTAACTCATCATGTATATCTCCACTAATCATATCTCCAAGCATTGGAATTACTAAATGAGTGACTTCTGTATGAGTTCTTTGAAAGTTAGTTAGGTTTAATACTTGTTCAGCCCACCCATATAACCTTTTATTAAAGATATCTATGTCATAAGCATTTAATCCTAACATTTGATCGGCACGAACAACATCTCCGACATGAGTATCAGTCAAAGGAGCAATAGCTGTTACAGGGCTTTTCCCTCTTACCTTTCCTTTGGGTTTTGAGTATTTAATTTTAGGCTGACTTTTAAAAGCAGGAGCATAATCCTTAATAGCTTCTATGATAAGATCAACTCTTGTATTCTCTTTTAAAACCTTTTCATACATTTTTTTAAAGTATTTAGCTTCGGCTTTATGAGTAATAACTTTCTTATCTAATTTTATCCTGTCTTCTTCGGATAGGTTTACTTCAATTTCTATATCTTCTTCTTCTTTAATAGGTCTTGAATAAACCTCTTTTGCGTGCCATCTTGAAATGGTTGTTCTGTGAACCTTCACCCCATACTCTTCTTCCAACCAATTCCTTATGGCTGTCCAAGTCTCCCCCATTGCGTGTTTTCTTATTATCTCTGATTTTGCCTTTTCCGGTATCATAACTTCTCCTAATCTTTAAAACTATTATTTTTCCACAATATAAACATTGTAAATCTTTATCTTGATTTAGAAACATTTTCCCTGTACATTTAGGGCACTCCTGTTTAGATAAAATATTACTCATTATCTACTTTTCTTAGTGCTTGAAACAGAGTTATTCCATCTTTATCTGCTAATTCTAACGCTTTTTCAAGTGAATGTAAAGGCTTATTAGCATCTAACTCTAAATCTATCTTGTCTTCTTCCTTTGATTTGTCTTTCTTGGCTCCTCTTAATAATTCATCATCTTGAGGATTTCCAAATTTACTAGGCTGTTTTGACAGTTGAACTATCCCTGCTGTTGCAGAAACTTCAGCGTCTAATTCTTTAGTATCTCTTCCTCTTGTTTTTCTTTTATTATCATCATCCATTTCAGTTACCTTCCTTTCAAAGTCGTTTTGTTCTATTACAGATAAATTTTGTTTTTTATCGTTATCTTCTCCTCTTTCTACATATTTAGGTGGATCATTTTCTTCGTGTCTAATCATATCTTTGTGTGGTTTTTGCCAATCTATTCGCATAGGATTGTTTACAGGTTGGGTTTGATATCCTGAAGAACTTCCTGTAAGAAGTCCTGATTGATTCCCTTTAGATATTTCAACATCCTTCTTTAATTTTTTTACAGGTGATCTGTCTGTCATCCATCTTTGAAGTCTTTCTACTCCTGATCTTTTTTTAGCACTTATTAATCCTTGACCTTTACTTCTTTTATCACGGATTTTCTTTTTTCGTTTGCGTGTTGACTTTGAACTACCATAAGTGGGAGTAAAGATTCCTGAATTAGTTGAAGTGAAAACTGTACCACTACTTCCGTTAAAACCTCCCCCATTTTCTTTTCTCAGGTCATATACAATACTTTCTATTAATTTAGTTATGTTCCCTTCTTGAAAACTTTTTTGATATCCTGATGCGTAAGCTGCTTGGGCAACTTGTTGGGCTTTCTTTTTTGAATTAAAGGGGCCTTTACTTCCCCAATACCATCCCTTATTGGTTTTCTTAATTGGCATTAATCTTCCTCGTCATCTTCTTTATCCTTTCTAGTATTTGAACCTGTAGGATTATATGAAACTGAAGGAACTGATGGTGTAAAAGAAGCTTTCTCAACATTTACTACTCCTGAAGGTGACAATGAAGCCACATAATCAACATTGTTTTGAGAGAACCACATTTGAGAGCCATCATCAGTTACAGATTTAATAATTGGAGATGTAAAACCTTGATCTGATAAATCTTCTATCCAAGATTTTTGATAATTTTTAGGATTTCCTCCTATATCTTTAAAACCATATGCTCTATCTTCTGCTTTTTTCTCTCTTTTTTTAGCCCATTCATCTATATCTCTTTCTTTATCAGGGCCTTTAGCATGAAAATCAGGTGTAAAAGCTTTTGCTACAGCTGTTTTTATAGCTTCTTCATCTATATTTAAAGATTTTTCCATCTCTTCGCCTTCTCCTTGCTCACTACCTCCTTGTTGCATAGCTTTCATCTGTTCAGCTTGTTCTTTTTGCTGTTCAATAGCCATAGCTGTCTGTTCTCCTTGCAGTTTAGCTGTTGGAACAGGTTCTCCTGCTATTATAAATTCAGCTTCATCTATTGGAACATCATCCTGTTTTAATTTAACATCGAATCCCATCTGTAAGTACTGATTAGCAATTTGAGCTCTTTGAGTAGCAAAACTTATTCTAGTTGCTTCTGCTTTTTCTTCAGGTTGTTCTAATTGAATAACCCAATCTTCAACAGATAAAGCATCCATAAGTAAAGGGATAACTTTTTCATGGAACAATCTTTGATCTGCTTCAACCACACGACCCATAACAACTAATTGTTGGGTTTGTGTTGATAAACCACCAAAAGCATCAGGAGTACCTTGCCATGCAGGAGTAACACCCCACATTGCAGCTACTCTTTCTCTTATTTCCTGCCTAACAGGCAAATAATCCATTTCTTGTAGAGTATGGAATAACCTAACCATATCGACTCTACCTCTATTATTTCTAGACGATACAGCTACCATAGGTATATAGTTAGGGTCTATTCTAGTTTGAGCTGCTATATGAGCTCTTTCCCTTCTTAAACTTTCTGGATCATCTGTAGTTACCATTACCATAGAAGCAGGCATTTTTCTTTCAAAGAAATATCTATAAATATTTTTATCCATACCTATAAGAGTTAAAGCCTTTTCAAATATGGTTAATATAGGAGACCAACCATATGTTTCTGATGGAGAGAATTTAGAAACATGAATAACTTCTCCATCAAATAAATATACATGCTGATTTCTATGATAATATTTATACATAGCTGGCCATAATCTATGAGTACAGCCTGAAGTTTTACAAACACCGGGTTTTTCTCCTACATCTTCTCTGTGTATAGGACATAAGAAATGAGCATTTTTAGGTAATCCAGCAGTATCTAAATCAAATTCTACTAAAGCTGGATTTAATCTTCTTATTTCTTTAACTCTAGAAGTGATTTTATTACCTTCATCAGAAGTATACTCTTTAACTAGATAAATAAACCCATCATCTATAGAATTTATGTCATAATGAACTTGTCTAAATACTTCTTCTAGGGTTTGATCAAAAATATTACAATCTAGAATTAGTTCTTCTAATCGTTTTTTCTCATCCAAGCTCGGATTTTGAACTTTAGGGACAATTTTTACTCCTCTTCTAAATACTTCACTAGTTATATGTCCTAGTGGAGACCTTATTTCAGCAACCGAATAAGTAATAGTTTGTAAATCCATTACTAATTGTTGTCTATAAGCCATTTGATGTCTGACCCATGTATTTACTACATGGTCAAGACCTAATGTTGGGGCTTTTGAAGTCTCACCACTTGCTTTCATCAACTGTAATAAATTCAAATTCTCGTTGAATTCAGTCATTTGATTAACTAATTGAGGTACTTCAGGAAGGTAATCACCTAATTTTGCCATATTTTCACCTTTTAATCTACTGCAAGTTTATTTACATCGTCTATAGCTGCAAGTTTCATAATGTTATTCATAGCTAATTTCTTTATCATAAAACTTTCAGATGTAGGTTCTTGCTTTAAAATGTTATTTTCTGTTTCATGTTTAGTAGCATCAGCTTTTAAATCTGATATTTCTTCTTCTAAACCTAAAATCTTATCTTCTAATTCTTCAACTTCTTCGACATTAGAAAGGTTCACATTCTGTAAAACTCCTAATCTAGCTGCTTCTTTTACTATAGAGAGAAATTGTCCTTCTGTTAGTACATTAACTGCTTTACTATCATCAGGTATTTCATCATCCGGATCTAAATTTTTTAATTCTTCATGCCATGTATCTAGAATTCTCCACGTTTGTGTGGTTTCATCTTTCATAGCCACATACTGAATTTCTCTATCTCTAAGCATATTGCCTACTGCCATTCTATACTCCTATTCTTATTATACTAAATTTTTTACTTTTTTCGATACTTTGCTGTTTTTCGAGCTATTCTCTTGGGTTGGGCTGAGAATTGTTTCCCTTGTTTAGTAGCCTTCCTTTTAGCTCTTGTACTAGCTCCATATTCTTGTGGAGATAAAGCTTGTCTAGCTTTTTTAGGTAAATACCTTTCTCCTGTCTTTCTACTAGGTTTACCTGATTTAGTTCCCCATTTCTGTTTAGTCCACCTACTTAATCCTGTTTTACCTGTCTTTTTTCCTTTATATCCCCCACCTGATTTTTTATATCTTTGTACAGCTAATTGAGCTTTACGAGCAGACCATTGACCT